ATCACTTCTTGCAGCAGGTCAGACGGTGCAAAGTTTTGATTTTGCTACGTTTTATATTACTTTTGGTTTGGAAAAACTTCTCGAACACATTTTACACCACAATAATAGTTTGAACACCACGCAAGATGATAAGCCACAGAGAAAGGTTATAGGGGATTCCCTACTGATGTCCTTTATTAAGACGTGCCGGTCTCATGCTGACGTGTTAAACATGGCTTATATCAACCATATGTGTGGTAATGGACAGCGTTGGATGAGTGACATTGTGGGTAGAAAGAAGCCTATCAGAGACCGAGAGAAGGTCATGAAGGTCATTGATTCCATCCTTCTATATTGTGACGAGGTAGAGCAGATGAGAGAGAAAATTGAACGCCTAAAGCATGAAATCGAAGCACAAGTATAGAGCAAATTGGCTCACCTATTTTGCCGAGAAGGATATAAATCCGAGGAATGCCTTGAAGATATTCCGACCAGAGTTTGATCCGGTTAAGGTCAAGAGGATGATGTCTTTGTTTCATGGGAGGATGACATTCGAGGAAGAAGACCTAGTCGATTGGAAGAATATAAAGTCATCTATAGAGAGAACCGACACAAGAAACAATGGCAAAATCTTTTCGTAGTCAGAAGTATTTAAAGAGGGCAGACACATATTTAGTCCTCGACACGATGCACAAGAGGGTGAACAAGATGTGCATCTCTCTGGGCATACCACAAGATCCTAAGTCATATGTATACTTTGACCTCGCTCTACTGAGTATTCCTCAGGGAGAGAGGAGGAAGATTCTCAAACAGATTTTTAGCAAGTGGGGAACGGATATAAAGCTCGAACACGAACCTTATTTATTAACATTGGAAAAATTTACAAAAAAAGTTTTGGAGGGTTTCGAATAATGCATTACATTCGCAAAACATTAATAAAGAAAACCTATAAATTATGTCAAACATAACAATTTCACCAAAGACGGTTATGCCGTTCATCGAGCCTCGCAGAGAGGAAATGATTAAACTGATGGGAGGAGAAGAAGTCCTCATGAGAGAGATGTCTTTCGCCATCCAAGCTGCTAACAACAACCAAGTGTTGGCAAATTCTAACCCACAATCAGTTGCAATGGCTGTGTACAATTGTGCATTGACCAAGTTGTCTCTGAACCCTGTGATGAACTTGGCCTACCTCGTTCCTTTCAAGGGTAACGCTAAACTAATGCCCGGCTACCAGGGTATGATTAAACTTATCTCTGACACAGGGATTATTAAGTCAGTATCTTCTGCCGTTGTTTACCGAGGAGATGAGTTCGACTTCATTCAAGGGACAAGTCCTGAAATTATACACAAGCCGAAGGGAGAGACCTTCAAGCACAGCGATGTGTTAGCTGTGTACGCAATCTTTGTACTACACAACGATGAGAAGTTGTTCGAGATTATGTGGAAGCCACAAATTGACGCTATCAAGAATCGTTCAGAGACTGGCCGCAAGGATGTTGGGCCATGGTCAACTGACTACTCAGAGATGGCTCGTAAGACCGTTGTTAAGAGAGGTTGGAAGTCTATCCCAAAGTCTTCGTTTGCCTTGGATAAGATTGAGAAGGTTAACACCGCTATCAGCATCGACAATGAGGAGTATAAGACAGTTGAGTATGTGAAGATGAGCGAGGAACAGATTGACCGCCTACTTGAGAAGACTATTAATGTGGTAGAACTTGAGACTGCTCTATCAGACGAGTCAGTAATGATTGACCCTGAGCAGAAGAAAGAAATCATTGAGAAGGCTCGTAAGAAGGTTAAAGGAGGGGACAATGAGTAATCTATTAAACGAAATCCTAAAGGAACAAGCACAAGCGTCTGACCAACGCTCACAGGCTTGGTTCAACGCTCGTGTTGGTAAGTTCACCGCCTCAGAGATATATAAATTGATGACTCAGCCTCAGACAAAGGCAGCGAGAGACAATGGAGAGTTGTCTGAGACCACCAAGACTTACATCATGGGTAAGGTTGCCGAGGAGATGGCAGGTGTTGAGCAGACAACTAATTCTGCGGCTACAGACTGGGGTGTGGAGCATGAGGCTGAGGCTTGTAATCTATATGCCGAGATGATGGAGTCTCGTGTTGACTCTGTAGGGTTTATCCCCTATGGAGACCACGCAGGAGGTTCTCCGGATGGTATATGCTCACGCTTCGGTGTGATTGAGATTAAGTGTCCATACAACTTCGAGAATCATGTGCAGAACCTTCTCATTGTAGACGAGGATGACCTATTCAAGCAGAGAAAACCTTACTGGTGGCAGTTGCAAATGAATATGGTTGTCGCAGGAAAGGAAGAGGGAATGTTTATTTCTTACGATCCACGAATGGATGGGAAGAACAAGTTAGCGATAATTCCTGTACATTTACAACCTGATTCAAAAGAAATTTTGGACAACGCTATTGCAATGGCAGTTAAATACAAACAATTTTTAATCGAAAAGTTAGGCAACCGATGATTCTAGACGAGCATAAAAGACATCAAATAATCGCATCTATGCTACACGCAAATGCGTTTGTAAACATCTCTGACCAAATAGGCCCACCCTTTTGGGAGAAGGAGGTGAAGATGAAGGGTAACCAGTTCGTTAAAGCTGCCGAGCAGAAGTATAAAGTATTAGCCACCGCCCTCTTCGATATTGAGGGTGGTGACTACTACCTCCGAGCAATGGATGACGCTGAACTTCTTATCGAAGAGATTGCTACACTACCCTGGTTTGCTTATCATGACATTGCACAACTAATAAAAAAATACAAGGATGAAAAAGCTTTACAAGAGCGAGAGAAAATTCAAAAAGGAATTGACTCTGAACCCACAGCAGAAGGGTGAGATTTATATCTCACTTGCCGTATTAATCATTATATTTATCTACACACAACTGTCATGAAAGACCACTACAAATTTTTAGCACTTGCCGTAGGTGTCCTAACGCTAATTGCCACCATCCACATACTTACTGTTAAGAAGATGGAGGATAATAATGACGCTGATGCAATCCTCCGAAATCAAATAGAGGAACAGCAAAAGGTCATAGATGCTAAACAGGTGGAGATTACCCAATTTCAACAGACTCTCAAAGACTTGAAGGGAGATGTGGTCGTAATAGATAACAAATCAAAAGAAACTAAAAACAAATACAAAGATGAAAAAAGGTATATTGATCTTGCTACTCCTAGTCAGCAATCAAGTCTTCTCTCAACTAACCTCACCCAGTTCAAGGATCTTGATAAACAAGGATACTTTGACTTGCCTGAAGGATACTGAAATTAAAATCATTAACAAGATGGCTGCATCGGAGAGGTTCTACCACTCCATGTACAATAATCACATAGGGAAGATTGCCAACTTAGAGAAGCAGTTGTCTACATTGGACATGATTGCTAATGATTACAGGACATCTTACGAAGCTAAATCAAAACAATACGAAACTTTGGAAGTGCAGTATCGACTGAAGAAGGATGACTACGATGAGTTAGAAGATACTTTTTGGATTGTTGAAGCAAAGAGAAACACATGGAAAGCTTTAACAATTGCAGGCATTCCTATCTCTTTTGTTGGAGGAGTATTATTAACCGTTAAACTTTTAAACTAACACATATGAAAACACTAGCAGACAGAATTAAGTTTTTACCAATCAAGGAAGATCTCGTTAAATCAAATCTATTAGACTTGTCACACATTGGATCGCAAGTTATTGAGGGAAAAGTTATTGAGGTCGGACCAGAGATTGAAGAGGTTCGGGTTGGAGACATCATACGCTTCAGCGAAAAGACTCCTGTATACCTTGAAGAAAAGGACATAAAGGTTGGTTTTATAATGGAGTCCGATGTGTTACTTATAATGGGCAATGAGAAGGAAGGTTAGGTATTGGAATGATATCCAAATTGAGGATGGGGCCTGTTATATGTGGAACGGGGAGTACCAGGTTATAACATTTAACAACTCAAAGGCAGGATACTTCCATGCTTGGGGCATTGTATCTGGAGAAACTGTGGCTCTTATTGAAAATTATGAGGGGCATATCGAGGCAATTAACCCAACATTCATTAAATTTACACACGAGAACACAACCACACCTCATTTGTTTCAAGCTTTATCCTTTATAGAAGATCAAGAGATGAGAGAGAGGGTTATAAATGTTTTCTTGAACACAGATGAATACAATAAAGGTTAACATAAAACCTTTGTCCATAAACAAAGCCTTCCAAGGCAGAAGGTTTAAGACAAAAGATTACAACAACTACGAAAAGTCATGCCTGTTGATGATGCCCCGGCTACGGTTTCCCCAAGGCAAGGTCGCCCTTCATATAAGGTATGGCTTTTCTAACAAAGCTTCGGACGTAGATAACCCCACTAAGTTAGTGCTGGACATCATGCAGAAGAAATATGAGTTTAATGACAAGGACGTTTATGAGATTCATCTCTACAAACTAATTGTCCCACGAGGAAAAGAATTTTGGGAGGTTACTATCATTCCTCTCGAGTAAAGTTTTACTGTTGAGCGAAGGCGGTTACTTCAAACGTGGAGTGCCGCCTTTTCCGTTTCTTGCGCGGTTCTTTGATTGGATTTCTTTCACAACCTTACCAACTTTAGTATGGCTCATATCTTTACCATCTTTATTCCCGTAAGTTTTAGCCTTTCGATTCTCCTTGTTCAGTTCTGAACGATATTTACGTCTCTCGGGAGTAGAGTGATATTCTTTGTTATACTCATCCTTCTTAGCCTTAGCCTTTGGGTTAGACTGAAAGTATTTGGCACTATCTGATTTGCCTTTTTTAGTTCCTGCTAAAGAATTTCTCATGTAACAAATATACATATAAAATTGTTACAAGCCTTCTGAGTAATACGCTATCTTGAGTATCTCGTAAATCTTGAATACATAGGCCCATCGGCCATCCTTTTGTAATAGTTTTTCTCTCGACAAGGTATGCCAATCTGTGTGATACTCCGCGTTGACAAAGATAATATTGGAGGGGTTAAGACGATAGGCAGGAAAGGCTCCCTTGCCTAGGATGTGGAAACAAATTGATGGAGAGAACTCTAATTCCCTTCCGGTGATGTAACAACGATGCTTACGACCCTCCCATAGATGTTTGAAGAGATCCAACTCGCCAGTAGGCTTGTACTTCTTTTTGAAATTAGTTCTCTTGAGACCTTTTGATTTAGGTTTTGCATCCTCTCTGTAGTTCTTACAGAATGTACGGTTGAAATCCGTACAAAAACACTCCTCGGCTTGGCACTTCATGGGTGATGTGTTTAAAACAAATAAGGAGGATTACTCCCCCTTATATGAACCTAAATCAATAATCAATAAATCTATAATAGATAAAACAATGATGACAAATATACAAAACTTAATTCTGTAATTGCAAATGTTTTAATTATTATTTTTCAACAACCTCTTCGACCTGCGTCTTAGCAAGTTCGTTGAAGAAGTTGATGAGAGGAACGCCATACTTAACCGGCATCTCCTGGATAAAAGCATCGAGCTGTTTCATTTGCTCTTGAG